AGAAGAAGTCGCTAGAGAAGTTCAAAAATGTACTTCAAAGTGATTTTGTTGCCGACGATACCATAGTAATGGAACTATCGTTAGCAGCACGTAGGATTGGCGGCCTATGCAAAAGCATACGCAACCAACCCATAACCAATGGTAGTGCACACATTAGTGTGACTTCCAGCGGAGAATTTTCGCACAGTGTCTCGAAGGGGGCACAAGCGAAAGCTGTTCAGGAGGCCATGATTAGAATTCTAAATCAGGTCCCTGAAGACGACTTCGAGGAGAAAACTCCTTTCGGTCGAGTAAGGCATGAGGCAGGGCTAGAGCTCTGGAAAACCGCCTTTAGAAAAGAGGATGACCCAGCAAGAGATTTTTATTTCTGCGAGGACCTCTTTAGTCCGGTGACGATGGGATCGAGCGATCCCAACTCACAGGAAGGTCGCTTCTGGGGACTGGATTCAGTCCTTGGGAAGCAACTTATGTACGTGGCGTGGAAGGAGATCTCCCCCACACCCGTATTACGTGCCGAAGTTGTCCCCGAACAGGGAAACAAGGCCCGTTTTGTAACACTCTCAGACTATTGGCTGAATGTGTTACAGGCTCCATTGGCCCACGTACTCGTGGACGCAATGAAGTACCACCCTTCAGTATTCTCGAGCTTTCACCGACAGGATCAAGCTTGGGAAGCAGTAAAGGGACTTGTGCAAGTAGAAGACATTAGTCTTTCAAAAACACAACATGTGTTATCTAGCGACCTAAAGGACGCTACAAACGCACAGCAATGGAACGTGACAAAAGGCATGCTCCGTGGCTTTATTGCAGGGTATGGGCTAGAGCTCAGACCTGAATATATTAACCTAGTCATCGACCTTATCGGGCCAAGACTGGTTTTATTCAAGGACGACACGAGTGTGCTGTCCAAGGTAGGAATTATGATGGGAGAGGCAATCGCCAAACCCGCCTTAACTCTACTCAACCTATCGGTTGAGGAATTAGCATTTGTGAAACACTGTCGTGTACCACAGATCCTAACCACAGCAGAACCAGCTCCGAAACGGAAATGGCGATACTGTCACATTGGGGGGGATGACCATTTGGCCAAAGGCCCCAAAGGATACCTGGATAGGTTGACGAGAGTCCACCTAAGAGCAGGTTCACATATCTCTGATGGCCAACATGGCTATTCAAAGATATGCATCAAGTACACGGAGAGGTTAATAAACCTCCAAAACCTTGTACATAGGAAACCTTTCCATGAGGATTACTCCTTATCTACAATCGTAGATTCTGTAAAGGTTCGCC